TATGATACGCTGATTTCAAATATTAGGGAAGGCATTGCAAAATTAATGAAAGAGCCAGAAAACCATTATTATTACGCAATTGATAAATATTGGTTGCGCCTTCAAAAACAAGATCGATGGATGCTTCTGGTTCCCATCATTGTTGTTCAAAAACCGGACTATAGTGATATTGAAAAAAAATATACTGACTATCAGCGCATGATGACAAGTGTAGACAAATCAGAGTTTCTAAAATAAAAATTCATGAATACAAAGTTTAGTCTATTTATTCTTTACACTATTTTTTAGATTATATATAATCACATATTTCTAATTCGTAACTGTAACTTCCATTATTATTTATTTTTTCTTTAATTCTTAGTGGCTTGGCACATCCATAAACAAGACCTTCATTTAGTAATCTTTCACATTCATCTTTTGATGTATGCGGGTTAATCTCTCTTAATGTATTCTTATATACAGCATGTCGTAAGATTCTACAGTTAAAGTCATTCTCATTTATTACAAAATTTTCTCCACAGTGTAGACATATAAAAATATGTTCTTTATTCTTTTCCATTTATTTATATAAATATTAAACAATAATATTTATATATAATAAGAAATTATAATATCTTAATTACAAGTCAAACTATTCGAAACTCCAGACCAATTTACAGGGGAACCGCATTTATTTTTTTTAGAAAAATCAAACTTGTCGCATAAATTTGGGTAGTCGCTTATTTTAAAACTGGTTGTTCCTGAACATAAATTGTATGATCCTGAAGTACAGTTTGTTCCGTCTGAACTCCAATAGTCCGGACAGTCGGATATGAACGGTGGCCAATTTACCGTATTGTATTGTGAAGAATAAATATTATAACCTATGAATAAAATAAGTGCAAGAAATACAAAAACTGCGATCCATAAAACAATAGTTTGAAATGACATTTTTAAAAATATATAGTTTAATTATATTATTATGAATTATTATTATTAATTAAATGTAGTATTATATTTATTCGATAAAATATTTTATAATTAAAGACATTTTATAAAATAAATTAAAATTTAATAAATACGATTGGAATGAATTATTTTTATAATATAAATATATAAAAGCATATAATAAGGGACATATTCAAAACTCTAATATTATAAAAAATATGAATCTAAATTTGAATCAAAACATTCTTCCTAAACAGTTTTCAAATGGGCGACTTGACATTCAAAACCCTTCACCATCGGCACAATTTGCATTATTTGATAAAATTCCTATTTCATCACAGTGTACGGCATTTACAGATGCGATGACAGGAAACTGGAACGACACACCAATGTCATTGGCGTTTTTTAGTGATAAAAATATTCAAATTATACAAAATGGAATTCGTGCCGGTGTATACAATCAGAGTGGAGGAAAATATGACATCGGTCCACAAGACTGTGACAATTTAAAAATGATTATGCGCGGCATATACTTAGAAAGTGCAATGAACCAACCGACGAATATTACCGAACAAATAGAATCTCTAAATAACCTGGTTTGTAACTGGTGCATTCCACGTTTAATTAGTGAAGCGCGTGCTTACTTAAACTATAAGCGCGATGTATCAAACATGTACACACTTATTTCGCCACCCACATTGTCAACCATGAAGGGAAAGACGCTAGAATTAAACCCTTGGTTTTAAGGAACTGGAAATGGGCGTTGTTTATTTTCGACAACAAGCGGATTAGGTAAAATAAACGGAATTCTCTCAAAGTATGCAACTTCAGGAAGTTGAATTAACTTGGGCGCAACTGGAGTTTGAGGAGTTACTAAATTCGTAGAATTGATTCCAAAAAGCGCTGACTCAATATCAACCGAATTTTTTGAAAATGCTTCTCGTGGCATATGGCTTGGAGTAATACCAACGGTTGGTAGTGCATTACTATACGCGGATCCGTACTGTGAATGGTTATATTCCGTATAGCCAAAAATTTGTCGATTTTGTTTTTGTTCATAACAGTAATCAGAACATGTATTTTTATTTCGAGTGGATGCCATTTTTATTTTAATATATATAAATAAACTATATATATATATTATTTTAATTATTTATTTTTATTTTTAAAATAATATTATTTAATTTGATAACCATTATTTTTACTTGTTTAACTGCCAACTGCCTAGTTAATCACTTCTTATTCTATCAATCATGTCATTTTTTGATTTTTCTAAAATAGTTCCACTTCTAAAATAGTCAACTAAACATTGATGAAATAAATCAAAAAATTGATAAGAAAATAAACACATGAACATAACTATGTCAGTTAAATTCATTTCCGCATTCACTTTTATACCCTCTTCTATAATTTCTTTTACATGATCACAATCTCTTAACTTATAGTATAATTCAAGTGTTTTTTGATTTATTTCATTAATATCAAACTTACACATGTCAAATGCTTGTAAAAGTTGTATTTGATACATTAAATTACGATCATCATCATTATCCATTAACTTGTATGTGCAAATAAAATCAGCATTATACATATCCTTATTTATTTAATGTTTTTGTTTTTACTATTTATTTTGAAACATAAACTATTCTTTAAATAATAATTTTGTATATAAAATTAAATTTTTTTTAATATTTTATGCTTACATAATAGTTTTGTAAATAGCTTAAATACAAAATAATAATAAATATAAATACCCAAAAATGAGCGTATATGAAAGACAAATACAAAATAATAGTTATGAAAATAATGAACAAGATGGCACAAGCGAAAAAGCGCCATCATCATCATCCTTACTAAAAGAATTTAATAAATGGGAAGACATAGAAGACCTAGATTCAAATTTATTGCGTGGTATTTATGCACACGGTTTTGATAACCCCAGCATTATTCAGCAAAAATCTATTTTATCACTCATTGATAGAAAAGACATGATTGCACAAGCTCAGTCTGGAACTGGAAAGACAGGTGCATTTTCAGTGGGCGTTTTACAAAATCTTGATTTGAGTATTAAAAAGGTGCAAGCACTCATTCTTGCCCCAACACGAGAGCTAGCTAAACAAATTTACGATGTTGTTTTGGGGATTGGAGTGTTTATGAAGACGCTTAAAATTCATCTTCTGGTTGGTGGAACTTCAACAGAAGAAGATATAACATTTTTAAAAACCGAAACACCACATGTCATTGTTGGGTGTCCCGGTCGTGTACACGATATGATTCGTAGAAACCACATTCGAGGAAGCGATATAAAAATAATAGTTCTCGATGAAGCCGATGAAATGTTGTCTGCCGGATTTAAAGAACAAGTATATAATATTTTTAATTATTTGGGTTCAAGTGTTCAAGTGTGTCTTTTTAGCGCAACACTACCCGAAGAGTTACATACACTTGCTGGAAATTTTTTGAGAAATCCAGTAAAAATTCTTGTAAAATCAGAACAACTTACGTTGGAAGGTATTGTCCAGCACTTGATTGCACTGGAAAATGATTCACACAAATATAATACGCTCAAGGACATTTTCAATATGATATCGGTTACACAAAGTATTATTTATTGTAATAGCATTAAGCGAGTAACAGATTTACACGAAGCCATGCTTCAAGATAATTTTCCAGTATGTTGCATTCATTCTGGAATGGAAAAGTCGGAGCGGGATGTCGCATTTAGAGACTTCAAGTGTGGAAAGCATCGTGTCCTGATTTCATCAAACGTAACCGCGCGTGGAATTGATGTGCAAAATGTAGGCGTTGTCATTAATTTCGATGTCCCGAAGGATGTGCATACGTATTTACATCGCATCGGGCGATCAGGTCGATGGGGGCGAAAAGGTATTGCTATTAATTTTGTCACAAGGTGGGATATGAAAAAGATTAAAGAGTTTGAAGTGTATTATAATACCTCGATTACAGAAATGCCTGCAACCATCAATGTTTCATCTTAATTTTAAGTGTTAATATTTTATAAAAATATATTCGTAACAGGGAGGTTTTTATTATTCTATACAGATAATAAAATAATAAAAACAATAAACTATGACAACAAATAGCCATGATGAAAAAGTGAATATAAAAATAGACTATACCATAAGTACAACATTTCATCTACCAATAACATATGTAGATAAAAATAAATTGCATGAAATTGATGAACACGTTATGACCGACTTGGAATTAATTCACGTGCAAACCAGTTTAGAAAACGATAGTATAAAATCAGATACTACACCAGGTACAAAAACGATGTATGACCACGTATTTCGACCTGAAACAATATATGGAAAACGATTTTTAGACCAGTGGGCAAAATATTATACTTCCGATGTATTATTTTTAAAAGAATCGCAAATCTTAACTCAAAAGTGTCGAGATATCCATTTTCATCACTCTCCTGAAACATATTTGGAAATTCACAATATTTGGACCTCCATCCAAAGTGACAAAAACTTTAAAGATAAATTTGGATATATTAATATTACCATGCTGGAACCACTCAATTCGTCATCAATGTTTCTTCAAATTCTTTCGCTACAAAATTTGGCATCTCCTGTCATTTCTCTCTTGACGCCGCTAATTATACTTATTATTCCATTTTTTATATTGCGATTTCGTAGTATACCAATTGACTTGTCGAGTTATATATCTTTTCTAAAAAATATTGCACAATATCACCCAATAGGTAAAATATTTGAGAATTTTAACTCAGTATCATGGGATAAAAAAATATACATTTTTGTTTCAATTGCTTTTTATTTCCTTCAAATTTATCAAAACATAATGTCATGTTATCGATTCTATAAAAATATGTTTTTAATACACAGCAACATCCACGCATTTGCAAATTATGTTAACTCAAGCATCCAACATATACATATTATTAACTCTATCATTAAAAAAGAAAATTTATCATCATATTATGAATTTTACGGAGAAAATGAAAAACATGCCCAAACTCTCTCTCAACTCTATGATGAAATAAAAAATATTATGCCATTTAAGCTTAATCTTGCAAACGTATCAAATATTGGAACTATTATGAAACTGTATTATCGATTTTATTGTGACGAAACTGTAAAAAATGCAATCAGTTATACATTCGGATTTAATTCTTATGTGGAACATATATGCGGACTCATCCACTTAATTCGGAATAAAAAAATTTCACCTTGTACATTTATATTATCATCATCATTAACTAATAATAAATCTCAGTCTAAAAAACTATACTTTAAAGCTTCATTCTATGCGCCATTAATGAATGACCACCCTGTAAAAAATAATATTGTATTAAATAAAAAAGCAACGATTACTGGACCGAATGCTGCCGGAAAAACAACGCTCATTAAATCCACACTTTTAAATATCATATTTTCTCAACAATTTGGATACGGGTTTTATAAAAAGGCAAAACTAGAACCCTATGAATTTCTTCATAGCTATTTGAATATTCCAGACACATCAGGGAGGGACAGCTTGTTTCAAGCAGAGTCGCGTAGATGTCGGGAAATTATTTCATCTTTGGTAAAACATAAAACAAAGAGACACTTTTGTATTTTTGACGAGCTGTATTCCGGAACAAATCCATATGAAGCCGTTGCAAGCGCATTTGGATTCATTAAATATTTAAATACATTTGATAATGTTGATTTGTTATTAACAACACACTACTCAAAGCTCTGTAAGCTATTAGAAGCTGAGAATGTTGTAAATATGCATATGAAAATTCAAAAAAATACTAGTATAGAATGTCAAACACAACAACAAGGACAACAAGAAAAAAAAGAAGTGAACCTAATAAAATACACGTATAAACTTGGAAAAGGTATTTCTTCTGTAAAAGGAGGAATTAAAGTTCTTGAAGATTTAGATTATCCTGTTGAAATTATTAATTATACAAAAAATATGATTCATGACATTGATGTTGAAGTGTAGTTTAGTGTAGTTTAGTGTGTGTATATAATGAAACAATAAAGTCGATACAAATAAAATTATTTCGTTTATTTAATTTATAATTTATAACAATAACATAATTTAATAATTTAATTAGTAAAAAATATAAAAATAAAAACAAAACTATAAATAAAAACAAAACATGTTAAGCAACATTTCTGATTTGTTTACAATGGCTAGTTTAGTCATATGTATGCTTTTATCTGGAATTATATTTTATTACCTTCGCGCACGCATCCATATACTAGAACAATCCATTATGGATCAAGCACAACTTTTGCAACAAGTAGTTACATCGTTAAAATCAACACAATACAGACAAATAAACGCAAATACGGGTTTCACACAACAACATAATGATGGACTAGATCACGTAAATTCAAATCAAGGACAAAAACAGTCACAAGTAGCTTTAATTCATGTTTCGGATGATAGTGATAGTGATAGTGATAGTGAAAGTGACAGCAGCAGTAGCGACAACAATAGTGAAAGTGACTCAGAAACAAATGAAAATAAAGTTTATACACTTGAAGATAATGATTCTAGTTCAAAAGTTATTGACTTGTCAACAATTTCATCCGCAAATTACTTGAAACCATCTCACTCCGAAATTAAAGTTGTCGAACTAACGGCAAATATTCACTCAAACAACGACTACGCTAATAACACTAGTGATGACGATGACGATGAGGATGACGATGACGATGAGGATGACGATGACGATGAGGATGATGATGACGATGAGAATCACTACAAAAACAATAGTAACGATAGTTACAAAATTTATAATCAGAACAGCAGAGAACAAATCAAAAATGATAAAAAAGAAAATACTATTAACGTCAATAATGTTATAGACAATCAAAACACAAGTGTTGATAATAAATATATGAAAAATATTTTAATTGAAGACCCTACTAGTTCTATATCATTGGATGAAATGAAAAATATGCCGGTAAATTCATTGCGAACTTTAGCAAAAACTAAACTTATGAACATCGTCGACACTTCAACCATTAATAAAATGTCAAAAAAAGATATATTAAAAGCATTACATGAATCATGAATAAATAAAAATAAATTATAACTATAAAAAATTAATTTTATTTATAATAATAAATATATAGTTATAATAATATATAGATATTTTACACATATATAAAATTAATTATGAGCTGGGGAACTTGTTATTCAGGATCAAACAACATTCATTTCAACTATCCGCCGATTATGGCAGACGGTCGTAACTATGCCACATGGCAACCGGGTGCTGTTATTAACGAACAACTACGAGAAAAAAATAACATTACCAGCAATTCAGAATACCGTCAATTTTTGATTCGTAATGCAGATGAGGTAATGCAAGCAAATTTGATTACGGCATGCGATTCTTGTGGTTTCAATCTCAATTTAATCAGCAACCAAAATGATGGTGACACACATCCGAAACCATTTTTGTTTTCTTCTCCATGGGATAGAAGCCAGCCGTTTGGTTACGAATCCAGTGATTTGAAAAACTTGTACTTGTCTCGGTATGAATTGCAAAGTCGAATGATGGCACCGGCTTTAAACCAGGAACAATATTTGACCGGTGGATTCCCAAATCCAAATTCTTAATCAAGGCTGATTAAGGGATTCTTTTTATTACTATTTTTTATTTAGAAATAAACGGAAAACTTTATAAATAAAAAATAGTAATAAAATAATAAAAAATATAAGAATAGAATAAGAACAAATAATAAAAAATATTATCAAAAGAATATCAAATAGATGTCGAATTATGCAAGTAATATTTTATTTTATGTTGCAGTCTTATTTGTTGCATTCATGTGTATGCAATATAAAAATTCTGCACGAAACGGAGAGATTTTAGACGAAAATGATTTAATTCGAAAATATTTACTCAGTGATGAACACTATGATACAATTTTCAACAAGAAAAATTCTAAACCAATTATGTGGATTCATGTGGAATATGACGTCAACTCAAGGCGATGGTTAAATTATGGTTCCAGAAACAGCACCGAATTAAACCAGCCCTACATTTACCTCACGATACGAAGCATTATTCAAAAATGCAGCGAGTCATTTCACGTGTGTCTCATCGACGATGCATCATTTAACAGATTAATGCCTGGTTGGACGCCGGTTGCGCAAAACTTGCCATCACCTCTTCGCCCACATTTGAGAGAACTCGCATTTGCAAAACTATTGGAAATGTACGGCGGCATGCGCGTTCCCCCGTCATTCATTTGTTTCCGCGATTTAATCACGGTCTATAATAACGCGTTACTTCCAGCATCCGCTTTTGTCGGTGAAATGCGCGCAACCTCGTCTGTAAGCGCAGTTGCAGAATTTTTCCCGAGCACTGAAATCATGGGATGCAAGCGAAACAGTCCCGTTCTTCAAAAATATGTGTCTTACTTAGAAGTGCTCATTTCAAAAGACTATACCAACGAAATGGATTTTCTGGGAGAGTGTGGGCGATGGTGCTATTCTGAAATTATAAACGGTAATATGAGCGCAATTACGTCAACCATGTTTGGCATTCAGACGGCATCTGGCGGAAATGCGATTTTAATTGATGATTTAATGGGCGACCAAGACATTGATTTAGATGCAAATGCGCTGGGACTTTACATTCCTGAACGCGAACTCTTGCGTCGAACAGCATTTGGATGGTTTGTTCGCATGTCGCCTGAGCAAGTTCTGGAATCAAACACGCTTATTGGAAAATATTTACTCTATTCCAATTCTTAAGAATGTATAAACTAAAATAAAATGAAATGAATCAACTCAAATATTTAGGAAAAAAAAAGATAAAATAAATATTTAGTTAGTTGGTTTAAACGATTTTTATGTAATATTTTAATTTTATTTCTAATAATAGTATATAATAAAATTAAAATAAAGAAAATATAATTAATTAAAATGGATGCACAACAAATAGTAGATGCAGTGACGAACAACCCCGCTCAACTTACTCGATTAGGTCAAGCTATTGCTGGAAATAATGTATCGGTTCAAGCATTAGGTCAAGCTATTTCTGTAGATGGTGTTTCGCCTGACACAATTGTACAGGCAATTAATAATGGCACAGTGAACGCATTAGGTAGAGCTATTGCAACAGATAATGACGCATCGCAAGCGATTGTACAAGCGGGAGTAGCAGCAGCAGGAGGATTAGCAGGATTAGGAGCACCACCAGTTGCCGGTGATGATTCGCCCTGCGGTACTCTTCCTACTGCAGGTCGGGACTATGCTGTTAGACCAGGACGTTGTTTCCCAGATAATGAGGTTTGTAGAGGAAGTATTTTAAAAAATCCGAGTGACGCATCAGTACCAATAACTACTGAAGAAATATTTAGGAGAGATTCACTTTTTGTGAATTTTGAAAATACAAGACCTCGAAATTTGGACGAAATTATTGATGTAACACACGGATCTTTTTTAATTCAAGACAACGATCGTAATGTTTTTAACTATCGTAATTTTTTCTTTGTTGATCCAAGAGACGACAATTTAGTAAACTACAATAGAAATCCACTTATCAACCCAAATATAGTACGACTGAGGTATGATGTTGGACTCTCATATCCTCGAGAATCAGACAATTTATCAATCCCTTCTACAAATCCGACTGAAAATGCGGAAATTGAAGCGGGTAAAAAACTTGTTTCCACCTTTTCACGTAACAAATACTGGACTATATGTCCGGAATTTTTTACATATAGAATGTTACCATTAAAACGGGGTTACATGAGCGCATATGGCTATGGTAAAATTAACATGGGTAAGAGATCAATGCCTAAATGTATAGGTGTACATGTTCCGGGAGATGATAGTCGTGTGAATGATGTATATGTATATACGTTTGTTGACAGTAACGGTACTCTTGTGTCAAACGCAACAGAAATAAATAAAAAGAAACGACTTGCGGAAAACTCATTTCAAGGCGGCGATCTTCCTTATGAAGATGGTTTTTTTATTTTTCCTAAAGATAGCAATGGTAACACAATAGATACAGTAGTCTGTGCACGATATCCTGATGGAATATTATTATTCAGTTATCAAGGACGTTTGACTCCGGTACCTCCGTTTGGAACTATCGTAAATGTAGACAAATTACATAGGACAGCAAATCAACGTCCTGGTTATCCAGACCAAGTTGCTCATGAGGCTATAACAGTTCAATTAGCTAGAGCGATGGACTCGTTATTAAATACTAATGGAGGTACATTTAATGCCCGAACCATCCATATAAATGAACGTGATCGTAGATTAGATACCGTTCCTAATCTGCAAAATGTTATTGCCGGAGGAGTTGGATACATTGCAATGATGTCGGCAATTAAAGAACTTGTGAGAACAGCAAAAGTGCCGCGAGACTTTGGCGGCAGTCGTAGCCGTCGTCGTTTTTATAATAAAAGCATTAAACAAAAACGAAATAAAACAAAGTCTAAATCTAAAGGAAGAGGAAGAGCAAGGGCAGCATCCATGTTAAAGTCTGCAAAACAAAGGTTTTATAGAAGTAGAACAGGAGGAGGAGGTATGGGTATAAACTTAGGATTGGGATCAAGTGGGCCGCAACCTTTACAATGTAATTCACCACTTGTTTCTCAAGCTTCTCCCGTTTAGAATAGAATAATAAATAGTAATATAAGTAATATAATTTCATTCGTTGGTGGTAGTAATCATTTACATTTTTTTATATGAAAAAGATTAAAAAATGTAAAAAATAAAATTTTAATTGACCAAAAAAATTAATTGATTCGGTTAGATTGAATGTCGGAAGATACAATATAAATTGAGTTTTCGGTGATAATGATATACTCAGACTCAATTTTAAATATTTTTCCAATTGGGCTTGTGTATTCCTCTTCGCTTTTTACAAGAAGTTTTTCTCCATTTTCCTTCACACCAATAATGACTTTTTTTTCAATGGACTGTGTCCAATAGTCGAGCATAATGGGTCGATCTTCTACAATTGCCAGTTTGGATGCGTGTTGCATGCACGTGTTGGAAGGTAGGCGAAAACCGCCGGCAGTTGCGACGGCATTGTTATTAGCGTTAGCATTACCATCTGAGGAGGAAGAGGGTTTTCCAGAATTTTGGCTCATTTTATTTTTCAACTATTTTTATATAAATAACATGACGATATTCTTTAAATACTTAAATTCACAAATTATAAAAATAAATAAATGAAAATATTTAGTAATTCATTTTTATTTATTAACTTAATTAATAAATATTTTTCATTTATCAACTAATAATAATTATTTTGTAATTATTAATATTTTTATGTTATGGTATAGTATAAAAAGTATAAAAATAAAAATGGCACGAAATACTCCAAGAAGTCAAAATGGTAGATCGGCAATTGCTCGCAAGGCAATTTTTAGTGCAACCGGAAATACAAATGGTATGTACACAAACACGGATAATGGTGGCGGTATGCGCAAAGGTGGAGCTCAGCCATCCGGAACCGGATTTATGATTCCATTTGGACGTCGTCATATGATTGCAGTTCCGGCGTTAAATGCGAATTATTTATTCAAGTGGACACCATACGTTGACGCAGGTAGACGCGCTTATGGTGCAAATCTAGGATAAGTGTAGGTAGTTTAATAATAATTATTTATAAAAAAATAATAGAGAGATTTTTTTATAATTTGTAACAACACCAGCAAAAATAATAAATGCTAATCAAAGTTGACTATAGAGAAAAGGATGTTATTGCGCTATTGCAACTAATGACGAGTGATGGTGATACAATAAAGGTAAAAGTTGATAATTTAAAAATCGGCGATATTGTATTTATAGAAACAGATAAAAATGGAAATGAACTGGACAATGAGTTGCTTTTATTTGAGAGAAAAAGCTTAAATGATTTGGCATCCAGTATTAAAGATGGTAGATATGCAGAACAATCGTATCGGTTAGATGGGTATGAATTCATTCCAAATCATAATATTGTTTATTTGATTGAGGGGGATCTTTCAAGGTATCGAGAAAATAATTTTCATCGCATAAATAAAAAAACACTTTTATCTTCTATGTGTTCTATCCTTTATTATAAGGGATTTTCTGTTATGAGAACAATGAATATTGTAGAGACTTGTGACTTGATTTGGAACTGGGCAGATAAATTGGAGCGTGAAATGACCGGGAAAAAAACAAAGTCGGGCGATAAAAAGGTGCCGTATTATAGAAAGAGTGATTCTGTTGTTTGTAATATAGATTCTGTTGTTGTAGAAAAAGAGGGTATGCCAAATCATATTGAGTTAGATCTAAAGAATTACCGAGAGAATGAAGAGAATGAGAATATTGAAATGGATACGAAAAGTTTAATAAAATCATACGACTATTGCAATGCGCTAAAGGTAAAAAAAGAGAAAAATGCAAATGTTACACCGGAAAATATTGGCGTAATCATGTTATCGACGGTGCCGGGAATAAGTTCAAAAACAGCAATTGCAATCATGAATCAGTTTAAAACGATTTCGGGACTTATAAAATCATTCGAACAAAATCCGCATTGTTTGAATCATGTGTGTATTGAAACCGACGGCGGTAAGTCACGAAAAATAACATCCACGTGTATTGAAAATATACGAAAATATGTTTTACATATGTAATGTAAATGTCACGTTTTATTTGGTTTGTTAAGGAATGTAAATACTGACTTGGTCCCCCTCGTAATATCCCGAGTCAATCAAGTGTTGAGTAAATTTTGGACCTCCCCAGTTCGGATCCATCGGGTTTGGGCTCATACCGGAATCTTGTTGAATGAAATTCATGAGATCGAGTGGAGTTACATCACCCATATTAAAACCACTTGCATCAAAACCGGGATAAGAGTTTGTGTTGTACGGTGGGTCATTACGATTCGAGTCCATGAGTTTTGTGACTGGAGGTAAACGGTTTCTTCCAGCGGTTCCAAAACTTACACTGGTATCAATCATTGGTGGTAATCCGCCTTGTAAGTCAACTGGCGATGGGCGTATTTTATAAATATTTTTTCCCTGAGCATCATTTGTTTGCTGGAGATACAAAACTGGGCATACAATCCCTTGACTTCGTTGCCATTTCATGAATTCCACATAATCTTCTAAATTGTTAAATTTAATTGGATTGACTCCTGGAACTTTAGCAACTTGTGAATTATACAAGTATATTTCACTACCTTCTTGTATTAAAATATTTGGGCACCTATGGGGTTGGTTAGTGACAAATCCTTCTTGTGTGTTTGCGGCAGAATAGTTTATCACAAAATAAAGTCCTAACATAAAAACAACAATCGTAAACAATAGCGTATTTAACATTTGACTTGATGTTTGTGGAATTGAAATATTAACCATTTTTTATATTTTTACTTATAACAGTTGGATTACTTTTTTATGTTGTATATACTTTAATATTATAAGTAAAGAATAAAATATATTTTAATTTTATATATATTATTTTCTTATATCAAGGTTTATTTTTTATAAAATAAAAAATAATGGTTAAACTTGTTTATGATCCTAAAATGAAAAATCCCAAAGGACCATGTGTAGTCGTAATACATGCAACTTGGTGCGGACACTGCAAAGTACTAATGCCAAAATTTGAAAATGAAATTGTTACATCGGATAATTTTAATAAAGAACTTGAAGGGTTGCTTACTTTGGGTTCTATTGAAGAAACGGAATATAACAATCATTCAGACAAAAACATATTTGGCAAAATTGACGGTTACCCTACAATTCGTTATATTCATTTTAGTGAAAATGGAAAACCGATCAAGTCATTTGACTTACCAGAAAATATGCCTCGTGAACCAGAAAAAATTATATCATGGATTAATGGACCAGTAAAGAATGATGCGATAAAGAATAAGGCGGCAGCAACGGCAAATAAACATACAAAATCAAAAAAACAAGAAATAATGAATGGAGGTAGAAAAAAGAAAAAATATACAAGAAAAATAATGTTGAAAAAAAATAAGAAACGTAAAAATAAAATAACTAACAAATAAATAATATAAATAGTAAAAATTATAAACTAAAAACTATAAAAAATTATGGAAAAAGAAAAAGAAATTTGTGCCGTTGCCGTATTTATGGATGCAATTAAAGGAACAGTTAAATTTAGTGAAGATGCCAAAGGAAATAGAATTAAAATAGAGTTAAATATTACGGGATTAAAACCAAAAAGTAAACACGGATTCCATGTTCATGAAGCTGGTGATTTAACAGACAAGTGTACAAGCATGTGTTCCCATTTTAACCCATTTGGTAAAAGTCACGGATGTCCAGGATTAAAAGAACGACACGTTGGGGATCTTGGAAATATAGTAACAAATAACAAAGGTGAAGCAAAATATACATTTTATGATAATGTAATAAAACTTAGAGGAACAAAGTGTAACATTATTGGTAGAGGATTAATTATTCATGAAGATGAAGATGATTGTGGTAGAGGAGGGAATACTGAAAGTTTAAAAACAGGAAATGCAGGAAAACGAATTGCATGTGCTGTAATTGGATATTCAAAAGAAAATTTTAAGTGTTAAAGTAATTAAAAAATAATTCTAATAATTGGTAGTTATATTATAATTATTTTAAAAATTGATAATAAAAACGATACATCATGTTATACATATATACAAACACCAATAGAGAGCTATAATGACACAATTGCATTCCCATTCGCAGACACATTCGACACATTCAAATAAAATTGCACGACTAACTGGATTTGCAGCAGAGGAAAGTCGTAACTCTGTTCAACAATTTAAACACGGAGCAGTATTATGTAAAGGTGGAAAGAAAATTTGTTGTGGTCATAATATGGATACAAGAACGTCTTATCGAAGAAATATATGCTGCAGCGTTCATGCAGAAATGGGAACAGTAACTAAATTTTTAAATAGTTATATTAAAATACACTCACATTCAAGAAGAGACCCAGATAAAATTAAGAGAAAATTAAGAAAATTTTCAATTTGTGTTGTAAGAAGTATTGTTTCTGAAAATAATATTCATTGTGTAAGCAGCGCACCTTGTATGGATTGTGTTAACAAGTTGAAAACAGTTGGTTTAAAAAATATAATTTACTCGAATCAAGACGGAAGTATAACCAATATAAAACTTTCATCATTTCATCTGTCAAATTCATTTGTAACTTCTTCAATGAAAAAAGAAGTATTTATTCAAAATATGCGCATTAAACCCTTGATAAAGTTATAATATGTATAATCTATAATACTATGATATTATCTATAAAGATATTTCATAAAATTTTAATTATGAGTTTTTTCTATAAAGTATT